CCACTATCCTGCCGCTTGCTAAGGGTATAGAGCAGGAACTGACCAGGAAGCTGCTTTATAGCCCAGACCTGTATTTTAAATTCAATCCCAGGAGCTTGTATGCCTATGACATAAAAGAACTGGCAGGTGTCTATACGGACCTATATGTCAGGGGTATTGCACAGGCAACGAAGTGAGAGACGTTCTTGGCATGTCGCCGAAAGAAGGATTGTCAGAGTTGGTTATTCTTGAAAACTATATACCGCTCGGAATGATAGATGACCAGAAAAAACTCATCCAGGGAGGTGATAGTGACGATGAATAGGACAATAAAGCAAACCCGAAGCCTGCAAACGGAGCTTTCAACTAGGGCAGACGACAGCAATGAAATGTATATCGAGGGATATTTCGCGGTATTCAACCGTCAGACGGAACTTTGGCCGGGTGCTTACGAGGAGATAGCACCGGAGGCCTTTGACGAAACGCTGAGCAACGACATCCGGGCACTTATCAATCACGACACGACCTTGGTCCTGGGCCGGAATAAAGCTGGGACTCTGGAACTTAAAACTGATAGTTACGGTCTTTGGGGCCGAGTGAAAATCAACCCGAATGATACTGATGCAGTGAATGTCTATGAGCGAATCAAACGCGGGGACGTTGATCAGTGCTCGTTTGGTTTTAATATCATCGAAGAGGAAACCGAGTGGCGGGACGATGGCACAGTGAAGTGGCGACTCAAGAAGGTGGACCTGCACGAAGTGAGTATTTGCACCTTCCCGGCTTATGAAGACACCGGGGTACAGGCACGTAAGGGTGAAGTTGAACAGCACCGGCAAAGGCTTTTAGAAGCTAGGAAAAACCAATTAAGGGAGAGGATAAAATGCTTAAGCAGTTAATGTTATCTAAGAAAATTGAGCAGAGAAAAGCTGCATTAGCAGAACTGGAAGAGCAGGAAAAGGGACTAGAAACTAGAGCCGAACAAGTGGAGGCAGCACTGGTAGAGGCTCAAACCGATGAGGAGATTGCAACGGTCGATGAAGAAGTGAGCAAGATTGAGGCCGAAAAGGAAGAGCTTAAGCAAAAGAAAGCTAATTTGGAGGCCGAAATAGCAGAGTTAGAGAGCGAGCTTGAACAGCTCAATTCTAAAGCGCCTAAAAATAATGAAGGAGGCAAAAGAGATATGAGCGATAAGTTAGAAGTTAGGGAAATTATAAATGATTATGTGAGAACAAAACAATTACGGCAAATGGAAGGGTTCAAAGTTGTTGATGGTGGAGTATTAGTGCCTGAAGAAATATTGGCACCGTATAGAAAGCCTGAAGATGTGGTAGATTTAACGAGGTTGGTAAGAGTAACAAAGGTAAACAGGGGTTCGGGGAAAGTTCCTATTATCAAAAAATCTGGCAGCAAAATGGTGTCTGTTGCAGAGCTAGAAAAAAATCCGAAACTTGCAAAACCGAATATTACTGATGTGGCTTTCGACATCGAAACATACAGAGGATATATTCCGGTATCTCAAGAAGTTATAGATGATGCTGATTTTGATGTAACAGGACTTATTGCTGAAGAAATTTCTGACCAAGAACTGAACACTAAAAACAATGCTATAGTAGAAGTGCTAAAAACAGCAACTCCTAAAACAGTTACTGGACTAGATGAATTAAAGAGAGTATTTAACAAAGACATTAAGAAGGTTTACAACGTTAAAGCTGTTATATCTGCATCCTTGTATAATGTACTAGACACTATGAAAGATAACAATGGTAGATACCTATTGCAAGACGATATAACTCTTGAAAGCGGCAAGAGATTGTTTGGTAAAGAAGTAGTAGTATTAGATGATGATGTGATTGGTGAAGCAGATGGAGATAAGGTAGGCTTCATAGGAGATTTAGAGGCTTTCTGTATGTTATTTGACAGAAAGAGCGCAAGCGTAAAATGGGTGGATAACGATATTTATGGGCAATTACTTGCCAGTTATGTAAGATTTGATGTTCAAAAAATCGATGAAGATGCAGGCTATTACGTAACTTTTACTCCGGCGGGGGAATAATTGAGGCGTTCAGTATGTCCGCTCCGGAAATACTCGATTTGGAAAAGATGACAAAAGCTCAACTCTTGGTTTTTGCAGGCGAACATGGTATTTCCGGGCTGAATGACCGGATGCTAAAAGCGGACATCATTGCCGCCATTAAGGAGGCGATGGGATGGATGTAGCACAGGTTTTGGAATTAGTAAAAGCCCGGCTAGGCATTACCACGGCGGTCAGGGACGTATACCTGGCCGCTATTATTAACGGTGTAATCACAGAGCTTGAGGACGAGAAGGGGTTGGCCCTGGATGGGGCTAACCCTTATCACCTCATGTTTGTTGTAGATTTTGCAACCTGGCGATACCAGAACCGGGATGAATCAGGTGCAATGCCTCGACATCTGCAGTTCCGGCTTCACAACCTAATGATTCATGCCGGGGGTGGTGCAAGTGACGTTTGATCATGAACTGGTTTTAATTGGTCAGGATTATATCCAGGATGAAATCGGAAACTGGAAGAAGGCACCTGTTAGAACAACTGTTTTATGTGGGACAAAGTCAGTCACCAGGGGCGAGTTCTATAGCGCGGCGCAAACAGGCTTACGGCCTTCAATCGTGTTTGTGGTGCATAGCTATGAGTACAATGGCGAGGCAGAGGTGGAATTTGAAGGCGAAAAGTACAAAGTCATACGAACATATGCTGCCAGCTTTGAGGAAATGGAGCTGACGTGTGAGAAGGTGATTGCAAATGGCCACAGTAAAGATTGACCAACTCGCTGCCGAGATAGCCAAGGGCCTTGCCGAATATTCTCAGGACGTGGTCGAGAAGGTCAATGTATCAAGCGAGAAAGTCGGAAAAGCCGCAGTTAAGCGGCTCAAGCAAACATCCCCGAAAAAGACCGGTCAGTATGCAAAAAGCTGGACCATGAAAACCGAGAAAGAGATTGGTCAACCACATAAACGAATTATTCATGCTAAAGCTCCTCATTATAGGCTGACGCATCTTCTTGAACACGGTCACGCTAAAGTTGGCGGTGGCAGGGTGGAAGGCAAGCCGCATATCAGACCAGCGGAGGAAATGGTTATCCGAGAGTTTATGGCTGAGGTAGAGGAGGCGATCAAACGTGGATGAAGTGACATTGTTTAACTTGCTTAAGTCTACCGGGCTGCCGGTAGCGTATCATCATTTTGTATCGCCACCTGCTCCGCCGTATATCGTTTATCTATTTAGCTATAGTTCTAACTTTGGGGCAGACAATAAGGTATATCAGAAGAAACCAAACTACCAGGTAGAATTATACACAACGGAAAAAGACCCGGTCCGCGAAAAGCTGATAGAGGACCTTTTCGATGAGCACGACATCTATTGGGAGAAATCCGAAACCTATATCGACAGTGAGGGCCTGTATCAGGTCCTCTATGAAATATAAGGAGGTAAACAGAAGTGAACAACAAAGTCAAATTTGGGCTTAAAAACGTGCATTATGCAGTTGTCACGGAAACAGGTGGTGAAATAACATACGATACGCCAAAACCTATCAGGGGAGCCGTCAATCTGACCCTGGATGCCGCTGGCGAGCCTGTAGAATTCTATGCCGATGACGGCATCTATTTTGAGGAAAAAACTAATGATGGCTACACCGGTAGCCTGGAAATGGCGCTTATTCCTGACGAATTCAGAGTTGATGTTCTGGGCGATGAACTTGACGCCAACGGTGCCTTAATCGAAAACAAGGACGCCAAAGCAAAGTATTTTGCGCTAATGTTTGAGTTTGATGGCGATGCAAAGAAAATGCGGCATGTGCTGTATTACGTCCTTGCGTCTAGGCCCAGCGTAAGCGGTAGCACCAGAACCAACACCAAAGAACCGCAAACTGAAACAATGAATATAACAGCACGACCGGCACCAGATACAGGAGATGTTAAAGCAAAAGTTCCTCAAGGTAGCGCTGCATATGACACATTTTTTGAGTCCGTATATACCAAAGCTCCGGAGGCGTAATATATGGAAAAGATACTTACAATTGATGGGCGCCAAGTGCGGTTTAAGAGCACTGGCGCCTTTTTGCTTCGCTACAAGGCGCAATTCGGACGGGACGCGATACAGGACATTTTCAAATTAGAGG